TCAGCAGATCCTGATCCACGCGTTTTCCAGTATGACAAAACAACTCAGGCGGACGCGGAAGGACGCTTTAAATTTTCAGGCGTCGCGGCTGGTCAATACTATGTACGAACCATAGTTAAATGGTTCAGACCATCCCGGTATGGGTTAATGCCTGAAGGCGGGCTCGTTGTCGTCCCTGCCACAGTAGTTGATGACCAGGAAAACACCGTAATGGTTACTCAGTAATCTATTTCTAAGAAAACCCGCTACGGCGGGTTTTAGCATAAGAGCTAAGTGCCCGAACAATTCAATATCCTCACTAAAATTCTGATGAAAAATCGAAAATCTAGTCCTTACGTTGCGCTGCAATGCTCACCTGATAGGATTAGCGTCATCTTTTACTTATGAGGATATTGACGTGAAAAGTATCATATTGGCTAACCTGCTTTTTTTTAGCTTTGCTTCTGGGTTGGTGATGGCCTCAGAAATGGATGCGGCAGGATACGAGCGGGTTATCTTTTCGATATGTAAAGACAATCCTCATTCCAGTGAATGTAGCAAATTAGCATCTCAGTTAATGCTCATGGTAAAAAACAACGGAGATATAGCTGCTTTATGTGACAAGCTTGATGAATCAGGCGGCAATTCTTCAGCAAGACCCTCATGTATTAATGCACGACATATCCAAGATTATATTCAAAAAAAGAATGAATTTTTGCAGTAAGTATAGTGAACTCACATCAAACCTCGCCCCGGCGGGGTTTTTTATTGGCTGGAGAAAGTAAATGGAAAACATAGGCGGCATTTATTACGAGATCAAAGCCGATACTCATGCGCTTCTACAAGCAGATAAGCAGGTAGAAAATATTACGAATAATATGGAGCGCGGCTTCGATAAAGCGGATGATGCTGCCGATGGGCTGAACACTGGGCTTAGCAAGCTGGCCTCCGCCTTGAAAGCGTTGATCGCGGTTTCGGCACTGCGTGAAATGGCCCGCATGGTGCAGAGCTATCAGGAAATGGCCGAACGTGTTCAGATGGCGACCTCCAGCCAGGAGCGCGTACAGAAACGCCTGCTTAATACTGCTAACGGCACTTATCGATCGCTTGCAGAGGCCCAGGAGCTTTATATCCGCAGTGCTGACGGACTGCGCAGCATGGGGTACTCCACCGAACAGGCGATCGACGTTCAGGACTCCATGTCTTACGCATTCGTTAAGAACGCCGCGTCTGCCGAGCGTGCTGATTCTGCTATTAGTGCCTTCACCAAAGCAATAAACACCGGCACCGTATCTGCCGACCAGTGGGAGTCCATCACCACTGCCATTCCTACAGTTATTAACGATATCGCAACAGCCAGCGGCAAATCAGCTGCAGCAGTTCGCGCTCTAGGCGCATCAGGTAAGCTTACAGCTTCGGATCTTACCGAAGGCCTGAAGCAATCACTCGAGGCAAACACAGCTGCAGCTGCTGGTATGTCTAATAATCTGGTTGATGCAAGCGTCAGGATGCGCACCGCTGTTACCGCTATGCTGGTGGCAGTTGAAGGGCAGACCGGAGTGATTCAGGGCTTCACTAATAGCATCATCACCGCTGCAGATACGATCCTTAGCTTCTCTGAGAACTCCGAGGCCATGACGGGTTACATCGACAGTGCAACTCTTGCTGCCAAAGCTTTCGCCTTAGTAATGGCCGGGCGATATGCCGGATCGTTGAAAGACGCAATCACTGGCAAACTCCAGTCTGTCGCCGCCACGCGTCAGCAGACAGCGGTGGAGAACCAGTCTGCCCAGTCACTGCTTATTGCTGCTAACGCAGCGCAAAGAAAAACCCTTGCTGATAAAGAGGCGGCATTCTCAGCCGTTGCGCTGGCTCAAGCTGAGCTGAATGTCGCGCGTGGAAGTAGCGCCGAAATGACGGCGCTGGAAAACCTCAACGCAGCAAAATCACGCGCCCGGGCTGCTTCGCTGGCGCTGGTGGAAGCAGAAACCGCCCAGGCAGCAGCTTCTGCCAGAGCTGCGGCAGCTGCACGTGCTGCATCGGTGGGATTTGGCCTTGCTCGAGGCGCTCTTTCTCTAATTGGCGGCCCGGCGGGTGTAGCAATGATTGCTGCATCCGCACTGCTTTACTGGTGGCAAACTGCTAAGCAGGCGAGGGACGAGGCAGTTGCTTTCGCTGACGGGCTGGACAAGCTCAATAGTTCTATGAAGACGATGAGCAACACTCAGCTTCGTGGCGCTATTGCTGATGCTAGCGTTGCCATGAGGGGCCAAGGGGCTGCCGTTGCTGATTTAAAAAAGGAGATTGAAGATCTCACGGCTAAACGCGATGACTATATAGAAAAAGGGAACGGGTACAACACGACTGCTGAGCAGGGGAATGGTCTCCTTAAAAATGCTGCAAAACTTACTGATGAAATAAATCAAAAAGAACGAGATCGCGCTGACATTGAGGATAAGTTGGCACGAACAACGCAAGCCCGAAACGATATGGAGTCCACTCTCAATAACAATATGCTCTCCTCAATGGGCGTGCATGATCGCCTCATAGAGAAAGGCTCCACTCTTGAACAGGTGCAAGGGGCTGTGGCCAGAGCCTTTGGCAAAACAGCCGATGAAATCAACCGGGCCAATCAAGCTGGTCAGAACTTCAATCCCAAATCATTGCAAATCGCCCCACCAACTGTCGATGGCGATAAAGTAATCCTAAATCTTGAAGAGCAGAACGACCTCCTGAAAATACAGGATGAACGCCAGCGGGCAGTAGCAAAAGCCAGAATGGCAGCGTCTAAGGTGACTGACAACCCTAACCAGATCGCGGCTGCAGAAAGTTTGGCAGCAGAGAATTATGATCTTAAGAAAGCAGAAGAGGCACGTCGTAAAGCTCAACAGCAGAGTGAGCAGCAGGGAAAAAGCGCAACCACTCAGATGGAAGCCAACGCCCAGAAAATTGCTGATTACAAGCAACGCGCAGAGACTGCCGCAGGGGCAACACAGGATTTGTCACGCGAACAGGCCATGCTAAGGGCGGAGCAGTCGCTTAATAAAGGCGCTACAGCTGGGCAAATTGAGGAAGTAAGGAAATACGCTGCTGCTGAATGGGACGCTGCTAATGCTGTTAAGCAGCGCCAGCAGGCAGAGCAGGGTAAAAAATATGCAGAGCAGGAAATTGCAGCGGCGAAGGTTATGCCAGATGCGATTAATGGCATTGCTGAGGATCCGCTGGCTCAGCTTAATCTCCAGGAACAGCAGAGACTGGCAGCACTAGCCAAATATCAGGAGATTGATAAGCAAAACACGCAGCTTTATGAAGATGCCAAAACTGCCATACAGCAACAAGCGGCCAACCAAAGAATGGCTATTGCTGTAAATGAGCAGCGCGTTTACCAACAAAATCTAAGCCAATTACTTGGCGCTACGTCAGATTCTCTCGATGCAGTCGCAGGTGCAATAGGACAGGCGGCTGGTAAGTCGAGCGCGGCATACCAGGCAATGTTTGCAGTCAGCAAAGGCTTTGCGGTTGCTCAGGCGGCTTTGAACATGCAAACCGCGATAGGTAACGCAATGGCTTTGCCTTGGCCTGAAAATATTCCTGCTATCGCTCAGGCCGTAGCAGCTGGTGGGCAGATGGTAAGTGCAATCAGCGGGATATCTTATAGCGGAGGCCGTCGCTACGGAGGCAACGTCTCTGCTGGTAATGCGTACCGGATCAATGAAAACGGCCAGTCAGAGATATTCCAGACGGCTGGTGGTCAGCAGATGTTCATCCCGAACCAGTCGGGGAAGGTAATTCCGGCGGATAAGGCTGGTGCTAGTGGCGCAGCTGTCACTCAGGAGGTGCATTTCCATATCCAGACTACAGGCGGCATTGATGAAGCAACGAAAGCATGGATTGTGAAGTCCATGAAGGATGTTGCGCTATATCAAATCAGCGACCAGTCCAAAAGGCCAAATGGTATGATACAGCCGAGAACCAAAAGATAAGCATTTATACTGAACATTGAAAAGGGATCTATGTAATGGCTATTGAAACCGAAGTTGGCAGCATCACAGCTTTCGACAATGTTAATGGACAAGGCATTCTGGCGTCTGTCGAATTTAAGGATTACGAACTTCGCCATGAAGGTATCCGAGTCTTTGTAAAAATTCCTCTCGATAAAAACGCATCGCTGGCAGATATTGAGGCTCAGGCCATTGATGATGCTAAGCGACAACTGAAAGAATTGGTGTCCGGTTTCTAATTCGTCATTGATTTTTGCATAACCCGCTTCGGCGGGTTTTTTATTGGGAGTAGCCCAACTTATGCCAGAGACATTCACATGGACGCCGCAGCGCAGCTACAGCGTTGATCGCACGCCGAACGTTGCCGTCGTTAAGCTGGGCGATGGGTACGAGCAGCGGCAGGTTAAGGGCATAAATCCGCTGATGGCGAAATACAGCCTGGTGTTCCGGGGTGTAAGCGGGCCGTGCAGGGCGAATGTGGCAAAGGACGCTGAGGCCTTCCTGCGTGCGCGTATGGCGGTCGAGTCATTCTACTGGACGCCATCCGACACGGGGGTGCAGGCGCTGTTTGTCTGTCGTTCCTGGGGCATGGTTAAGAACGGGCCGCTTTATGAACTGACGGCCACATTTGAACAGGTACCACGATAAAATTACATTCGGAGATTATTATGAATTGCGAGAAAACTTCACCCAGTACCTTTCGCGAGAAGAAATGTTTAAGGGCATCATTGATTAACAAAATCATCATTGATGCCCATTTTAACGATATTCTAAACAATATTCTTACTGAGCTTTCTTCGACCCCAGTATTTTCGCAGCTTCTTGGAAAGCCTCGTGCATAACAGGTATGTTTTCAACCCGCTCAGGGTTCAATTTATCTTTGATTAAAGCATCAAAAGCTTCACGTACATTTTTACCAGGGTAAAGATCATTTACAGCTTGGATGAGTGCACTAAAAACCAGGCTGTTAGCAGTTTTCTCAACCCGAAGATCATACTCAAGTTTTGCTACTCTCTCTTCTAAGCTCATGTCTTCGTTCATTTTACATCCTTTACAGAGGTGAACAGCCATCCCTCCTTTGCTGAATACGTCCATGCCCCAAGCATGGACGGGCTGAGTAACCAACATACCCAGGGATGTAAATCAGCGATATCCTGATATTCAACCAGTAGCCGCCTCCGGGTGGCTTTTTTTTATTGGAGTTTTTCGTGCGCGATATTCCACCAGAGCTAATCATCGAGAGCGTTGACGCCGGGATTGGCGCGTTTATCGATCTCTTTGAGGTTGATCTGCAGCCATTCGGCGGCGACGTTCTCCGCTTTCATTCCGGCACGAACGGTTATTTCGGCGATGTCATCTGGCGCGGACTCGCTTACCCGGCATACCCGATCGCCGTGGAGGGGTTCGAATATAAGAACGAGGGCACCTATGCCCGGCCAACGATGGCGGTCGCGAATATTTCCGGGCTGATTTATGGCATTAACCACGATTTTAATGATCTGTACGGCGTGGTAGTGACCCGCCGGCAGGTGCCGGTTAAATACCTGGACGCGGTGAACTTCCCGAACGGCAACCCGGACGCAAACCCGACCATGGAGGCGGTTTCGCGCTATGTCGTGGAGGGGATGACCGAAGAGACATTCGAGCAGGTGACGTACGAGCTGGCGACGCCTGTGGACTGCGATAATGCCATTATCCCGGCCCGCACCATTCTGGCCGACGTGTGCCAGTGGCAGTATCGCGGCACCGGGTGTAACTATGACGGCCCGCCGGTTGCAGATGAGCGTGATAACCCAACCACCGATCCGGCAAAAGATAAGTGCTCACACCGCCGCTCCGGCTGCCGCTTCCGCTACCCACGCCCCGAGCCGATGCCTATCAGCAGCTTCCCCGGCTCCCAGAAGGTGTCCTGATGCAGGAATTACTCGATTATGCGGCCTCGTCGCAGGATGAGGTGTGCGG